CAGGGTTGTCTTTGATGTATTCAAGACTAACTGCATAATCAAGCGATAGATTTAGAATCATTTTATAGCGTTCTAGTTTCGAACGAGAAATATCTAGATCATTTAAAAACCGCTGGATATATTTAGTGTCTATATTCTTAACTTTGATTTCTGCATCGAATGCTTCTTTAAAATCATTCACGCTACTAGTGAGAGAGCTGATAGAACTACCTTTGATTTCTTTCTGGTAAAATGTCCACCATTCATCTAAAACGTGTTGATAAGTCACATCTGTTGATTGTAAATTCTGTAAAGTTTCTTCTATGCGTTCATCCAGTAATTTTTGTGCTTCTTTCTTTGCCCTTGATGTACCAGAACTAAGCGTTACAGATACCCTCTTCAATTTTTCAGTATATGGGTCTTTGTATCGCTCAAAAAATTTATACTTTCCATTCGGAAGTTCTTCCATCCACATTGCGTTTACCTCACTTTTTTGTTAAAATGGGTATAAGAAAATGACCTTTTGAATGGTTGTTTCTTATACATGATTTCCTCACACTCAAAAACTTGGCGGTCGGAGAGTGTGGGGAATTTTTGTTATTTTGTTTCAAAAATGTTCCCGCATTCTTGACAATGCCATTGTTTTTTCCCTTTCTTGCCAGCGAATCCAGCTAGCGTTCCGATTCCACCTGTCAAGACAGCCCCACCGACAGCTTTTCCAACCGAAAATCCTTTTTTATTTTGTTGCATAAACTGTACTTCCTTGCTACTACAATGTGGGCATTTTATAGCGTTTTTTTCTATTTTTTTCTGTTTTCGGACTTCTACAAGTTCACTACTAGCTTTAGCAGATTCTTTTAAAACAGTTTTCACTCCTCTATTTTCGATTTCTTCCATTAGTTGAGGATCTTTTTTAGCTTGAAGGTATTCACCTAACGTTTTTGATTTTATAAAACCTTTAAGACTCATTTTTAACTCCTTTGATATAATTTATAATATTTAAATATTCTTCTTTAACCATCGTTTCATCAGCGATGGTTTTTAATTTATACTTTTCCATAAAATGGACATAGTTAAATTCAGATACATCATCCATGGTTTTTAACTCTTCTTCCAGAAGATAATGGATCATATTTCTATCGGCCTGTAACTCACATAACTCTCTATTAAGCTCATATTGGCTTTGTGAATGTTCCCTGTGGCCTAGTTCGTGTAGGGCTACTTGTTTTTGGTCTTGCTCTGATAGATTGATATCGATAGCAAGAAGCTTCAATGTTGGATTGAAGAATCCGGGACTATGCCAGCCTGTTCCATCAAAGTAGCATAGATTCACACCCTCCTGGGCGCAAAGCTCTCTTACAGTCATAAATGCACCTCTATTTATTTTTTAAGTGTGCCTCCAAGACTGCTGTAATAAAATCTATATCTTCTTCAGAAAGTGGCTTACCATCGAATAACATAGATTGTGCAGCAATGTCTCTGAGGTCTAATGGTGCAGAAGCATCACCATCTTTCGCAATGTTAGGATTTTCTGTGCGTCCCAATAGGTAGTCGGTGGACACGTTGAAGTAGTCAGCAATTTCTTGTAATCTGTCTGATTTAGGAGTTTTTTCTTTCAAAGTATAAAGATAATTTATACTATAACCTAAATCTTCAGCGACTTTTTGAAGGCTTATTCCTCGTTTTAGAGCAAGTTCCTTAATTTTTTCAAGTGTGGAAAACATCGTCATATCACCTTTTCTAAGACATGACAAAAATTATTTTATAAAAAAGTGTTATTTTCTGTTGACAAAAATAATACTAAAGTGTAAAATAGTTTTTGTAAGTTGATGAGTTAGTAAAAAACAAAGTTAAAACTTATCTAAAAAATAAATAGCTTTGGCGAGCGAGAAAATTGATAGATATATTGTTTTATCAAGGTTTTTAATTATGCTTTCATTTTACACCTTAGTGTAAAAGTTGTCAAGTATTTTATAAAATTTCTAACTCATCTTCTTACAAAGCAAAAAAAACGTACCTCAGCTGCTATCTGAAGTACGTTACGGAAATTGTTCTGCTCAAGTTAATAGCAGTAGCTAACAACACTTCGCTGGTATCGCCTCCAGCACTGCAGTTGAAATAGTTAGGGACTTTGGTCTACGAGAAGTTGCGCTTTTTAACGTGGCTACCTCCCACGACTGAACTCGCACCTATTTTTACGACTCTTGTTTGTCGATGCTGGCAACCAGACCAGAGATAGAGTTTAACTACTGAGACACAGTACCTTTCAAAAATTCTGCCAATTACATCAGCTCCTTTCTGTTAACAAAGGTAACATTATTATACTAAATGTAAGAAGGTTTGTAAAGGTTTTGTCTGCTAAAAGCTAGGGCAGACAGCAATTCTCGTTAATAATAATCATTTTTTTAACTTACAAAGAAAAGGAGGAAGATATATGCCAAATATGGATGGTGGACGTCAAAAGGTAAGAGATTATCTAAAAGAACACAATCTGACGATGGCTACGCTAGCGGTGCAGTATAGCATGACTCGTCAGGATGTAACGAATATCCTGAACGGTAAATTAAAAAATCCACAAGCGAACCAGTTCATCGCTCGTGTGATTGAAGATTTTAAAATTCGGTAAAAAATGAATTGAATAGGAGGAAGGATGAAAGAAAATATAGAACATCTTCATGAACGCATAAAGCATTTTCAGTCGTTGATTGATTATATGTCTGAGCGTGGGCAAAGGTATTATTTAGAAAAAGATTGGTTCGATAACCCAACTCTAATTTCTATAGAAGATGCAAAAAAAGAAGTAGAACAAGCTCAGAAAAAACTAGAACTACTTCCTAGACGGTCTGTTATTGGATGTATTTTGCAATTACTGCACCGATTATTCCACCTAGGACAAGGTTTATAATCCATAGAATTACTTGTCCATAGGTTGTTTCTTGAAAAGTGGAATAAAGTCCCTTGATAGTTACTCCCCTGATTGTCCATATAGACACGTTGGTCTTCAATGTTTTATTGATAGCATGTGTAACAAATGTGGAGAACAGATTAACTTTACTTGAAGTTGACATACTGAGTTTAACGTATTCCCTATCGTCGAAAGCTTCAGCTTCTTCTTTGCCGGTAAGAAATTGTTTCGGATTAAAATTATTTAAATGTAGTAGTTTTTCAATATGTGGATTCTCAATGTAATTACCACCGTATAGTAATTTGAACAAATGACCAAGATCTATTTTCTTATCATTGTCAATAGGGACTGGTGAACCACCAAGAACCCTGAATCGTTGTTCTAGAGCATTGAAACCAAAGACACTATCTCTCATATTCCAGTGAATCCAAGTTTTATCGGAATTTTTATCGACAAATGCAAAAAAATCATTTAGCAATTCTTTCTCGATAATTCTGTAATTCTCATCTGTAATAGGGGTATTCAACATTTCAGAGTATTGATGAATTGAAAAGTTATTCGTTTGAGCATTATTGAATTGACGAACGGATATCGATGCAATTCTTGGGCTTTTACCTTCTAGATTGTAGAAGCTTTCGCACGAATAATGAATAATGAGATATTTTTCTGGTTTGTTTTCGATTTCTTTTAATACACCAGAAGCGTATTTGTAATCTGTATATCGGGACATCTTTAACCTCAGATAATATTTGTTATTAATCATTATACCAGATTTAGAAAGGAATACTATGAACGAAATATTTAATTTCCACGGGCAAGAAGTCCGTACTATGACAATCAATGACGAACCTTGGTTCGTTGGTAAGGATGTAGCTGACATCTTAGGATATAGCAAAGCAAGAAATGCAATTGCCCTTCACGTTGATGAAGAGGACGCCCTAAAACAGGGCATCCCTACCAGCGGTGGAATACAAGACATGCTGATCATCAACGAATCAGGATTGTACTCGCTTATCCTATCTAGCAGATTACCACAGGCAAAAGAGTTCAAGCGTTGGGTGACATCAGAGGTCTTGCCAGCCATTCGCAGACAAGGCGGTTATATCCGTGAGGACCTAGACGAAGATGCCTTCATTGCTCTATTTACTGGGCAAAAAGAACTTCGGAAACAACAAGTCACAATGCTAGAAGATATCGACTATCTTAAGAATGAACAACCAATTCATCCAAGTTATGCTCAGTCGCTATTGAAGAAACGCAAAGCTCGTGTCGTTGCTTGTCTTGGTGGAATCGACAGTCCAGCTTATGCAGATAAGACATTCGCTCAATCGGTCTTCAGACAAGCTGAGATTGATTTCAAGGATCATTTCAATATCAGTCGCTATGACTTACTGCCAAAGAAATTCGCAGAAGCAGCGCTTGCTTACTGGATGACTTGGGAACCAAGCACCAATACCAAAATGAAAATTATGGATTTGAATGCTTTTAACATAGCTCAGAGAGGATAAACAATGAAACCAAAACGATATCCGTATAGTGGACAAAAAGAGCCCACCTTTGTAAAGGTAGACCCTGAATTAGTTGAAAAACTTTTAAGACCACAAAGTATTTCTATTGATTTTGAAAGTTTGACAACAAGATTACAAGCTGACGACATTAGTGTTGGCAATATCATTTTTATTGATGATTATAGATAAAGGAGATAAATATGAGTATTAGTTCAATGACCGTTGAAGTTAAAGTAAATGTTACGAATATGGATCAATTTAATGATCTTGTAAAAGAGTTCAATAAAAAAGCTCACGAGCTTGAAGAGCTTGCTCATGAACTGAATAAATTTCGTTTTGAAGCAGATATTTTACCAAATGGCAGCAATTAGTTCAAAATTAGCATTTTCTGGGAACAGATAAATTGGATATGATTCCTTTGTTTCGAGATTACGGAACTGGTAACCGAAATAATCTTTTTTGGCATTTGAATTTTTTTCAGTGAGTGTTTCAAGATTAGCTTGTGATAGCAACTTAAAAATTTGAATGCGAGCTTGTTCCAGATCAGATATTCTGTTCAACGCTCTTAGTTCGTGTTCATTCGGGAATGCACTTATCAAATCTACTCGATCATCTAAATAGGTTATAGAATCATCTAGATAATCATATTTTAAATTGAAATCGATAAATGATAAGTTCCTGTACTCTTGATAGGTTACAAACGTAATATTTTTATCTTGGAATCGGTAGACAAGGGAATCGTTTTGTAATTCATCCTTAAATTCCGTAAGACCAATTAAAAATTTATGACAAGTTTCTAAAATACGGATTTGATTTAAATTCATTTTCTTTTCCTCCTTTCTGTTGAAATTTTGACTAAAACAGTGAGAGGTCCTAGTCAAAAGTTATTATATCAAATCAAGGAGGAATCACATCGGTCTCGAGACCGATATAGGAGGTTGAATGGAAGATAAAATCATAGAACTCGCTGATTACTTTATCAGCGAATCTACAACATACAGAGAAGCTAAAATAGCGTGTGAGGAACTATTTAGACAAGTAAGCCATGAGATAGAACTCAGGGCGATGGAAAGTAAGATTTTTTAAACAAAAAGCACCCAACAGAAGTCAGGCGCTTATCAAAATTTTCAATTTAATTATAACACAGAAAGAGAGGGAAATCCATGCCTAAAGCAGAAATTACTTATAAACCAGTAGGAATTAACGAAAAAGCAACTCATGGTGATTATACACATCTTTGTCAGATGTGGGAAGGTCTTACAGTGGGAACTGCTAAAGTCTGGGCTACTGAGATGAGAGAGCATCCAGATTTCAAACAGTTCATTGACAATCCAACTCACAAGTTAGTATTTATCAATTATGAAGGTTTTCGATTATTCGTTAAATGGAAAAGCAGAAATCGTTACCGAACTAAAAAAGAGACACTATCAGAAATGCTAGAAAATCTTAAAAAAGAAAAACAAATGGGAGTTTTAACATGAACCTATTAAACAGAATAAAATTATACTTTTCAGGAATCATTGAAGAAGTAAACCTAGACTGGAAGAAAGTTGCTCTAGAAATCAACCAACAATTGATTGAACTACAAATGAAATACCAAGATGCAATTCAGCGTATTTCAGATCTTGAAAAACGATTAGCAATCTATGAAGAGAGGGAGAAAACAAAATGCTAGAATACCTATATTTAATAACTATCGCACTTGTATGCCTTTGGGCGCTAGTAAATGAACTAGATAGTCATGCTAAGGATCAAAAGGAAAACCAACAACTAATTGCGAACAACATCGCTCGTATGAATCTAAAAAACTCAGATAAACAATTTACATATGATGTAGATCCACCAGTAGGATTGAAATAAGGGATAAAAATATGAGTGTAAGTCGCATCCGAACAGAAAAATTTTGCTGCTGTTATGAACATCGACTTAGAAGAATATTGGGAGGATAGCTATGTCTGAAATTAAATGGATTAAGATTACGACAGATATTTTCGATGATGAAAAGATTTGTCTCATCGATGCACTTCCTGATCATGATGCTATTTTGGTAATTTGGTTTAAAATCTTAGCACTAGCTGGCAAACACAATCGAAATGGACTACTGATGATGTCAGACAAGGTTCATTATACTGATGAAATGCTTGCTACTATCTTCAGAAGACCATTAAATACTGTAAGAATGGCCCTTGGAATTTTTGAGCAATTCGGAATGGTTGAAATCATTGATGGTATTATCGCTTTGCCAAATTGGGAGAAGCATCAAAATATTGATGGGATGGAAAAAATAAAAGAGCAAACAAGAAACCGAGTAGCTCGACACCGAGAAAAACAGAAAAATCTTGCTCTTGGTGGTAACGTTACATGTAACGTTACAGTAACGGAAAGTAACGCAACAGAAGAAGATAGAGATAAAGATAAAGAATTAGATAAAGATAAGAATATAAATAATCATCATAATAGTGAAAATCAAATTCAAATCATTGTCGAAGAATATCAATCTCGTATCGCACCATTAGATGGAACTCAATTTGCAATCATAAAAGAATTCATAGAACTAGATGATATGGAAGCAGGGGTTATCCTGAAAGCAATTGGTCTTGCTGCTGATAATGGTAAAAGAAATTTTAGCTACATCAAGGCTATCTTGACTAATTGGAAAAATGATGGAGTTTTGACAATTGCAGCGGTGGAAGAAAGAGAGAGAGCTTTTAAAGAAAGTAAAAATAAAGGATCAAACAATCAACCAAACAAAAAATCTAATGTTCCTGAATGGTCTAATCCAGATTATGTAAATACAACAAGTGAAGAGACCAAGGAGGAACTTGAACGACGTAAAAAGGAATTACTTAACAGACTTGAGAAAGGAGATAACTAATGTTCATATTAAAACATGGCACAAAAGAAGATAAACCCTTCTTAAAATCCGTTGTAGTGGCAGTTACTGGTATAGATATTTCCTTTTCAGATGAAAACAAAGCATTAAGGGTTGCTTCTTGTGGC